AATCGCGAGCTCCTCGGTCGTTGTCTCAAATACCTCGGCGATCACCTCGTCGGAGATTTCGCCCTCGTCGAGCAAATTCCAAAGGGTGCGAAATTCGTCAGTTAGTTCGTAAATATTAGCCATTTTGTTTATTCCTCCTTGATTGTGTTTATAAGCGCGTGGATTGTGTCGGTGATTTCGGCGAGCAAATAATCGAGCCTATTCGCGAGCTCCTCGGCCGTGAGGGGCTCATCCTCGTCAATGACGGGCGTCGTCTTTTTGCTGTTCGGTGTGTAGGGCTCAAGCCAATCAATGACGTTTGGCTCAAATCTCACGCCCTCACCGTCGTCATTTATCCGAGGGGCGGCAAATTCGGCAAATATTACCCCACTCTCGCCGCCGCGAGGGTCAACGATTCGGGCGTCGTCAAATATCGAGATTTGAGTCGCATCGGTCACCCTGGCCCGTCTCGGCGGTTTCCTCGTCTTGCCGTTTTTGCAAGGCTTGCCGTTGATGATGTCCGCGAGTATTCTCTCGGTGTCAATCCTTGAAAACTGTTGAAAATTCTTTTTGCCGTTGATGTCGGCGATTCCGAGCCTTGCGCGGGCATAACTCACGCGCCTTTTTGCGCTCTCAATATTCTTGAATCGCCCCGGGCATTTCTTGTAAACTATCGCGGCAATCTCCGCGGTCGTATATAGTCCTTTTTTGAATGTTTTTGACATTTCGCTCATCCTTTCCGTGTCCGTTTAATCGGTCACAATTAAAATTCTGTAAAATAGTTTTTGGTTATGTCGGCCGCCTCGGGTCTCTTGTCCTCTATCTCGATGACCTGGGGGGTCTTGACCTTTTCCTTGAGACTCTCGTTTTCACGCCTCACGATTTCGAGCTCGTCATAAATCTCGAGAGCTCTCCCTCCTCCGAGCATCGCGCCCGCGATTGTTCCAATTACGGCCCCGACAATAAAGGCAATTAAAACGGTTAAAAATACATCCATTTGCTCAAACCTCCTCAATAATCCAAACGGCGACGCCGCTCTTGTTATCAAATGTCTTGCTCTCGATTTCGCTCTCGCTAAAAATGTCAATGTCGTAGCCATTTATCGCGCTCCCGGTGTCGTCGGCGCGAAAAATCACGCCCTCATATTCGGGCAAGTCGATAATTAGATAAGAGCCGAGAGGGATGACGGCGGGGTCGACCGCGACCGTGTGACAAGTAGGGTCGGCGGTTACCTTGCGGCCGCTTGCGGTGTAGCCAAATGAGTTCCCGCATTGTTCCACCGTTGCGGCATAACAAGTAATATAAAAATCGCCGACATAGGTCAGTTTTTGGAGTTCGGGCTCAACGGTGTCGACCTGGGCCTTGATGCCGATGACCTCGTCGATTGTCTTTTTGGCCGCCTCGAAATTCGCCTTTATCTCAAACGCGAGCGAGACATCGGGAGCCTCGGGACCGTCGGGAAATTTCGGAGCCTTGAGCGGCGCCAGGACCTCGGGCTCATCGTTGCCCTCGAGCGCATACGGGAGCGAGCACGATATAAACCCGACCCCGATGACCGTCAGAACGGCGAGCACATTAAATAACTTGTCATACATTCTCAATCAACCTCCTCCCCGCTTTTTGTTCCAAGAGCGAAATCTCCCGCGGTGTAAATCCGACATTAAGCGCCTTTTTGACATAACTCGGCGAGCGGTTTATCGTGTCGGCGATTTCCTGGGAATTCTTAAAGGACCGATAAATCAGCGGGAATTTTACGGCCCCGGGGTTTCGAGTCCTCATTTGCTCACCTCCTCGGGGTGCTTTTTTGCATCCGCGGGAGTAAAAAAATAAAGCTCGATTTCTTTCGACGGGATGCCGAGGAGTCGAATCGCCTTGAGCATCGTCGACCCTTTCCACTCTCGGCCCGACAAATACCTCGAGAGCGTGCTCTCCTCGATGTCGAGCGCCTCCGCGAATGTCTTTTGATTCCCGTATTTTTCAACGATGCGAGCCTTGAGTCTTTCCGTGTCAAACATTGTCCTTTTTGCCTCCTCTCTCTTTTATTTTTCGGGTGCAATTTTGCACCCCTCAAATTGATTTTATCGAACAATTCCCAAAATGCAATAGTTAATTATTGCAATTTTGCAACCGTGACAAAAATGTCATATAATCACGGCGGGAGGATTGAAAAATATGAGACAAGTTTCGGACAGATTAAAGGAGGCCCTCGCCTTGAGGGACATCACGGGCGCCGAGCTCGGTCGGCGTTGCGGCATCAATAAAGGCACAATTTCGCGTTATGTCCGCGGCGAGGTGATTCCAAAACAAAATACTATCTATCAAATAAGTCAAGCGCTCGGGGTCTCTCCCGCCTGGCTCCTCGGGTTTGATGTTACCGTTGACGGTGACCCCGTCGCCGAAATCGACATTGACCTTTTGACAGATAACAACCGCGAGCTATTGCTCGCCTATTATAAGGCGCTGATTGACAGCCAGGGGGCGGGCCGTGGCTAATCCGAAATATAACAAGGCCCGCGGCCTTTGGGTCATACAAGGCCAAAAGAACGGCGTCAAAAAGGTCTTTTATTCATCCACACCGGGACCAAAAGGCAAGCGCGAGGTCGTGGATAAATATAATAATTGGATGTCATACGGCTCGGGCGGTGACATAACGGTCGGTCAATGCGTCGAGCTTTACCTTGAGGACATCGAGGCAAGACTCGGGCGCCGTGACTCCTATCGGGAGGCCGAGACATACACCCGCCTATATGTCCTCCCAGGCCTCGGCAAATGCAAAATGAATAATTTATCACTCCGAGATTGGCAATCGCTTATAAATAACGCCAGGCCCCAAATAGGGCATATTAAAACCTTGAGCTATAAAACATTGACGCATTTGAGGGCGGTCATCGTAGGCCTCCACAAATTCGCATACAATAATTATTATTGTGAGGCGTGGCGCGGGACCCTTTACATCCCCCAGGGTCACCCGAAAGGTGAGCGGGACATTTTACAACCCGAGGACATCAAGCGCCTTTTCGAGCCGTCTCCTCTTTGGTATTATCCCGCCTTTTTGATAATGCTATTGTGCGGGCTCCGACCTGGGGAGTGTTACGGCATCCAAAAAGACGACATCAAGAGCGGGGTCTTGTATATCTCGCGAGCTGTCAATAACAAGGGCGAAATCACACCGGGCAAGAACAAAAACGCCCGCCGCGCGGTCCCCTTGCCCGAGCTTGCGCGTGACATCATCGAGCAAACTATCGCCAGGAATGACGCCGCGGGGCTCTCGACGCCCTGGGTCTTTTGTAACGGCGTAGGTGGCCCCCCGATTCCTAACACCGCGAGACATCAATACAATGACCTCAAGGCCGAGCGCGGTCTCCCTGGGTCACCTTATTCGTTGCGTCATACATTCGTGTCTATCGTGGCGAGTCAGACCCAAATCCCCGAGGGGACAATCCGCGAGCTTGTCGGTCATTCTGATTCTATGGATACATTCGGGACTTATAAGCACACGGTCGACGGTGAGCTCGAGAGCGCGGCCTCAATAATCAATCTGACATTCGAGCGCCTCAAGACAGCCGAGCAATAAAACCATACAAAAAACCATACATTGAAAAATAAAAAAGCCCCGCGAGCCTTGAGCCCGTGGGGTTTCGTTTGGTGGAGATGATGGGAGTCGAATCAAGCGCCTTGAGTCCACCCGTGGACTAAAAACGCCCCAAAATGCCTATTTTTCGAGGGTTGTCCTTTTGCACCCTTGAAATTGTGCGCCCAGGAAATACAAAAAGTCATACAAAAAACCATACATTAAAAAAGGACCCCCGCCTTGATGACGAGGGTCCCGTTTATGATTATCGCGCCGTAAAAGAAAAATAACCGCTGATTATATGACAGATAGGGGGAGGTAATAAATATGAGATAAGGAAACGGCGCGACGATCGTCAGATTTTAATCATCCATTTACCAAACGCCCAACCCGTGCGGCCCTTGTAGGTGGTACGATTCCAACCGTTATTGTGAGCCGTGACCTTGACGATTGAGCCGTTAGGCATTGAGGCAATAACCGCCGCCTTGTCATTAGGCGCGACGCGGAGCCTCAAATTTGAGCCGTTTGTCTTGACCTTGTAGGTCTCGACCGTCGGGCCAGGTGCGGGAGCGGGCTCGGGTGTCGGAGTCGGCTCGGGTGTCGGCGGGTTTATCTCGTCGGCGAATCTCGGGGTTATAAAACCGCGTATGTTTTTACTATTGACCTTGACGGACCTCACGCCGACCGCGTTCTTTTTGTTCCCCTCGGTCACCTCAAACGGATTCCCCGCTTTGGTGATAATGCCCGTGTGATCGTGACCCGTGACATCCTCGGGCGGGTTGCCCGAATCTTTCCAATCATAGATTATAATGTCCCCGATTATCGGGTTATAATCATCGCGCTCGACCCAAACCCCCGCGGCCTTTGCCTTTTCTATGAGGGAGTGGGAGCCAGTCCCGCAAGAGTAATCGACGGGGACCCCGACCGAATCCTTGAGAGCGTTGTCGGTCTCCTGGGCCACGGCTCCGACAAACATCGCACACCAAAGGGAGTTAATATCAGCCTTGCGGCCTTTATCACACGCCTTGTTATAATCGGCCACGATTTGTTTATGACCTTTCGAGCCCTCTTTTGTACCGACCCACGAACGGGCTTTATTTACAAAATCCTCACGCCTCGACATCGTCATCACCTCCCGCGTTGAGCTTTGCGTATTTTATCGAGCTCACTCCGACGAGGGCGCCGATAAAGGTCGCCACGGCCGCCACGGTCGCGCCAATCGGGACCGTATAATCAGCCAGGCCCCAAATCTGACCGACGGCCAGGATTAAGGTCGCAAGAGCGGGCAATAATACCGACGCGGACCATTTGAGGACATCGTAAACCTTGTTATTAAAAATCATTTTTTCGCCTCCTTGTTTGATTGAATAAGGTCAAGCCGTTCGTGCGCCGCGTTGACCTTTTGCTCGACGATGATTAGACGGTCATTAAACTCGTTGTGTTTTTCGACCTTTGCGGCGAGGTCGGTCACCTTTTCGACTAAATACCTCATCCGCTCATCGACTATTTTGTCGTGTGCTCTGTTACTTGTAACGGTCGCGATTATTGTCGGGATTGCGACCAATAACCCGCTCACCGCCGCCGCGATGAGATTGACCCAGGCGTCAGACATAAAAATCACCCCCTCAATTAAAAAACGGCGCCCGATGATCTCGGGGCCGTTATGTTTTTGTGTTGTCGTTTCAATTCCTATTTTGGTGAATTAGATAATAGCGTTACCACATTTCATCAACCACGTATAAGCACCGCATTTTTTACATATATATTCATATCGTTTACCATTATGGTTGTTTATTTCATCACCATATAACTTCCTAATAAAAACATACTCGTGCTTACAAAATATTCTCTTTAAGTATTTCATTCTTCGCCACCGACTTTTTGATTATTTGCCGAATTAGATAATGCCAGTTTCTTGAATCTTAATGCCCTTGACTTCAAAATATCGGTCAATCATTTTAACAAGTTCTTCGTCACGGATTTCAACCGCTTTGGTTTCAAAATAACCGTTACCCATA